TGGCGTGCAACAGTTAAAGTATCATTCACGCTATTTTTTAAACTCTCAACAGGAATCAAAGGCAACTCGTTGTGGCAAACATACAAAGTACCATTGTATTCTGTGATTTGAATTGCCACTTTTGCATCATTGCAAACTCTATTCTCAAGTTCAATTCTTCTTGTCTTTTTCTCTTTTTCGCACGTAGTTCTAAACCAGCTTGCGATGTTCGTTAAAATATTTTTCATCTTTACTTATTATTTATTTGTTGTTTCCATTCGATTGTCACAACTGCATCTAGAACTCCAGTCCCTCCACACATTGAGCAAGGATCTTTCACTGGTTCATTATATGAATTGTGAGACCAAAACCAGCCATTGCCCTGGCATTTATTGCAGAAGTGGTTTTCACTTACAACTTGTTCCTTTGCAACTGTCTTGCAATCCTTGTTCAATCGAACAACACCTGCAGTGCTTATTGGATTAGAACTGCCAGGATAACTAGGTGTTGTTAAATTTATTATTTCACTTACTTTACTCATCGTTGTTGTTTATTTTATTATCTATCTCGTTTTTCTTTTCAACTGCAATTTTATTTCCATATCTTATCGCTCCTTCGTCCCAAACGACAAATCCGCCACCGCCTGCAGTTTCTTTTTCACGACCAGAGCAAAGTGCCATAAAGCCAGACACTCGAATCTTTACGCCTGCTGCATATCTCAATCTAACTGCATCTGCACCCATCGGACGACTTTTATACTCTTGCGAAATGAAAATAAAGCTTTTCTTATTGAACTTTTCTATTAGTTCCATTGCATCTTGGTAGGTCCAGTTAGCCATCTGAAAGCTATCTATAATAATGAATCGAGGACTTTTAGGCTTAGATAATCTTTCTTTCAAAAGGTTTATATCTGGATCTTCTATGATGCTTAATTTTCGTCCAACAGAATTCATCTCAAACATCTTAAGTCTTCGTTGAAACGACTGCCTTATACCTTCTTCTGCACTCACATATAAAGTCTTTCCATATTCGCAAAGCTTTTTTGCTAATTGCATAACAAAAGAACTTTTACCTTGTGCTGATGCTCCAGAGATAAACCATGTTTCATTCATCGCTGGGCATCCGAACGATTCTCGCCATCTCCCTTTCCATTTGATGATCTCATATTTCTTCTGTGAAACTTCACGAGGATTGTATGCTCTTATTTGCTTTGTCATCTTTTTTCACCTCCAGCTTTTAAGCATTCAATGAACTTATCTGCAGCCTTTTCGCTAAATATCAAAGCTCTCTCTATAAATGTATCTGCAACTTCATCGGGTTTTACTGCCATGTCTACAATGGTTTTTGTAAAAACATCTTTCATCACTTCATACTTGCGTCGCTCATAATCAATCAACGTGTGTGTAGGTTTCTTTTTCATTGAGTTTCTTTGCTCAGCAAACTTTTCCTGACTTGTCTCTAATATCTTATTAGTATGCTTTACTTCTGCATAAATACCCTTTAACGCATTCTCCATTTCCATTTCAAATATTTTCATCTCACTTACTTTTAAATTGTTCTTAATTTTTCTATTTCAGTATAAACACGTCTTAATCCTCCTTGTGTCTTCAACACTATTGCTTTAATGTCAGTTCCTTCAGGGGCGTTTAACTTCGCTACAATGTGTGCTTGCTCTCTCAAGAACTTCTCTCTTTCTTTGCCATCGTCTGGTGTCACCTTTGAATATCTATCACCATAGCGTGAAAGCATTTCAGTATAGCCTACTTTCTTGCATTCAATAGAGCGGTTTATCTTTTCTTTTAAGCCGTCTGCACCCATCATATACCAAGCGCAACAACGTTCAGTCGCATTCCACAAGGCTTTAAGTTCCAAGAAGGCTTCATATTGCAAGTCGCCTGCTTCATCTAAAATAATTAAAGGCTGATCAATACTGCGAAGATAGAAAACAAGATCATCGTACACATCGCTATATCGTCCATTGCTATTCACACCAAACTCTTTAGCTATCTTTCTAATTAGCTTTAGCTTTGTTTTTACTTGCGAGCAATCGATATATACTGCATTCTTGTGACTTGATGCGTACAGGCGAGCAGTAAACGTCTTTCCAATGTTTGGAATGTCGCAAAGAATTCCACTTGTACAAGAGTTTTGTGAGAACTCGAGTTGTGCCATTATATAAAGATATGTAGGTGTTTTGGCTGCTTTCCACTCAATCTTTGAGCGCAATTCTACATCTAATCTTCTTGCAATGGCAATCCAACTTGCATCACTCAAAACTTTGTCGGTTTGTCCGTTTTTCACTGCACTATACACTGCAGTATTAATACCTA